AATCTTCGCATGTTTTCAATCGGTTTCGTCAGTTTGCCGTGGCATCGCGCCAGGGTCGCGGGCGGTTCTCGATCGGTTGACGGAGGACGATGGGCAATTCGACCAGGTTGCAAAAGGCGGCACAGGCCGAGCTCGAGGGCAAGCGCAAGCGCGCTTTGCCGTGGCAACGCAAAGGGCTGTCGCGTGTCGAGCGGGTGCTCGCGTTCCTGCAATTCCTGCCGATCACCAAGGGCATTTTGCTCGGCAAAAAAATGAAGTTGCTGCCGAACCAGGTGCGCTTCATCGAGCGGGTCTATGGCGACGACCAGGTGCGCCTGGCGGTGCGATCGGAGCCGCGCGGCAACGGCAAAACCGGATTGGTCGCGGGGCTCGCACTTTGTCATTTGCTCGGTCCCGAGGCCGAGGTGCGCGGCGAGTGTTATTCGGCCGCGGTGAACCGGCTGCAATCGGCTTTGATGCATGACGAGATGGTGGCGATCATCGAGGCGGTGCCGGTGTTCGCCGCCATGACGCGGGTTCGATCGGGATCGCAGCGGCGCCAGATCGAGGTCACCGACGGACCAGGGCACGGCTCGAAATACGAGGCACTGTCGGCCGACGCGCGGCGCGGCCATGGCCTGGCGCCGTCGTTCTGGGCCTATGACGAGATGGCGCAGACGCGTGACCGCCGGCTGTTCGACGCGCTGCGGACCGCGATGGGCAAGCGCAAGCGGTGCCTCGGCATCATCCTGTCGACCCAGGCCGAGGATGACGAGCATCCGCTTTCGCAACTGATCGACGACGGCATCAACGGCATCGATGCATCGCTGGTGATCGACCTCACCGCGGCGCCGCCGAAATCCAACGTGTTCGATCGCGACGTGATCCGCTCGGTCAATCCGGCGCTCGGTTTGTTTCTCGACGCCGACACCGTGTTCAAGGAAGCGGAACAGGCGCGCCGGCTGCCGAGCGCGGAAAGTTCGTTCCGCAATCTGCGATGCAATCAGCGCATCGCCACCGCGGCGGATTTACTTTGCACGCCGTCGGTGTGGGCGCTCGGCGACCGCGGGATCGACGAGGACCTTTTCCGCGACGGCCGGCCGGTGTTCGGCGGGCTCGATCTATCGGGCCGGCTCGACCTCACCGCGCTCGAGCTCGCGGTCGAGCACCAGGGCGATATTCATCTCAAGTCGCTGGCCTGGACGCCGGAAAAAACCCTGATGACGCGCACCATGCGCGACGGCGCGCCTTATGACGCCTGGCACCGCACCGGCGTGCTCAATGCGACGCCTGGGCTGACGATCGATTACGACTATGTGCTCGCCGACATCGCGCGCGAAACCGAGGGCATGAACCTGGTGCGGATCGGGTTCGACAGTTGGAACATCAACACGCTGCGCCAGGCGATGGCGCGCTGCGGGGTCGCGCTGCCGCTGCAGCCGTTCATTCAGGGTTATAAAAGTTATTCGCCGGCGATCCGCGAATTCGAGGTGGCGGCGACCGAGGGTCGCCTGGTGCACGGCGGTCATCCGGTGCTGCGCTGGTGCATTTCCAACACCATCCTGGTGCACCAACCCGGCACGCCGCAGGGCAACCGCAAGCCGGAAAAGCGGCGCACCTATGGGCGCATTGACCTCGCGGTCGCGACCTTGATGGCGATCGGCTCAATGAAATGCCAGGAGGTCGCGGTCGACGTCGCCGCGATGATTGCGTGAGGGAATGACATGCCGCTGATCACCGACACCGTCACGATCCCGCGCGCGGGCTCACTATCGAACGGTGTCAACATTGTCGACGCAACGATCCTGCGCATCATCACGCCGGACGATTGGACACCGGCGCGGCTGTCGTTCCAGATCGCCGACGCCGACGTGCCGGCGAATTATCGCGACGTGTTGCTATTCGACGCCGGCGAATTGATCATCACTTGCCACCCGCGCAATGTCATTGCGATCCGCGGCTCGATGCTTTTTGCGCGGCAATGCTGGCTCAAGTTTCGATCGGGTCCGTCGGCGGGGCCGATCAATCAGGCGGCGACGCGGGTGTTCACGATCTACTCGGAAAAGAGCAGCCTGGCGGCGCCATGATCACCGCCGAGCAACGCCGCACGCTTTTGACCGCCGATCGCACCGGCATCAATGACGTGGTGTCGGCGATGGTCGCCGACGTGCTCGAAAGCAAAGACGCCACGCCGCTCGACGTCGAGCTCGCGTTCCGCGATGCGGCGGCTCAATCGTATCTGATCGCAGGTTCGAAATTGTTCATCGTGCGCGGCGTGCTGGCTTGGATCGCCGCGCTGAAATCGGCCGGCGTCACGCCGCAAGCAAACCGGGCCGCGCTCGCCGCCAGGTCACCAGGAAAATAGGCCATGAAATATGCCGTGAAATCGGCACCGCCGCCAGGCGGTGATCCGAACGAATTCGTCATGTCCGATCAAGGCGTCGATCGCATGGGTGACGTGATCGAGGCCGAGGGTTGGCAACTCAAAAATTTCAAGTCGCACCCGATCGCGCTGTTCAATCACGACGCTAACCAGGTGATCGGGAAATGGTCCGACGTGCGGGTCGACGGCCGGCAACTCCGCGGCCGTTTGGAGTTGGCCGAGCCAGGCACCTCGCCGCTGGTCGACACCGTGCGCGCGTTGGTCGATCAAGGCATCCTGCGCGCGGTGTCCGTCGGCTTCAAACCGATCGACAAAAAACCGTTGAACAAAGACGCCGACGAATGGTTCGGGCCGTTCCGGTTCATGAAATCCGAATTGTTGGAGTGCTCGCTTGTCGCGGTTCCTGCGAACCCGCGCGCGCTTTCAACTGCGAAATCGCTGGCGCTCGCCAGCGACATGCTGGCCGAGGTGTTCTGCAAGAATGCGGGAGCCTCGGCTGCACTTCACGCCAAGCCTGGCACACGCCTCTTGCCGACAGGCAATCCCATGAAACCCCTCTCAGAGCGCATCCAAGATGCGCAAAAGGAACTCGTTACCCTACGCGACGAAGTCACCGAAATCACCAACGCCGCCGAACAGCCGGATGAAGCACAACAGACGCGCATCTTTGAACTTGAGGCCTTGATCGAGGCCAAGCAGAAACAACTCGACGCCATGCTGGCGGCCGAGCGATCCGCGGCGGCACGAACCGCGGCGCCGGCGATCACCGGGCAGCGCCAGATTGTCGTCGCGCACCAGCAAAAGATCGAGCCGCGCGAGCACATCGTGCGGGCGATGGCGGTGCATGTGATTTCCAAAATCATGAACCGACCGGCCGAGGACGTGCTGCGCGAGCGTTATCCTGGCGACGAGGGCACCGGCGTGGTGCTGCGCGCCGCCAACGCGCCGGCGATGACCACGGTCGCCGGATGGGCAGCCGAACTGGTGAACATTGTCGTCGCCGATTTTCTGAACCAATTGCCGATCCTGGCGATCTATCCGAAACTTGCGCTGAAAGGGCCGCGCTACACGTTCGGCAATAACGGCGTGATCAAGGTGCCGGCGCGCAATGCGACGCCGACCATCAACGGATCGTTCGTCGGTGAGGGTCAGCCGATCCCGGTGCGCAAGCTCGGCGTTTCCGCGATCACCTTGACCCCGAAAAAAATGGGCGTCATCTCGGAGTTCACCCGCGAGATGGGCGCCTATTCGACGCCGGCGATCGAGGGCGTGATCCGCCAGGCGATCAATGAAGATACGGCGGTCGCGATCGACACGGTGCTGATCGACACCAATCCGGCCGACACCATCCGCCCGGCCGGCCTGCGCAACGGCATCGCCGGCCTGGTGCCGTCGGCGGCGGCCACCCGCATCGACAAGATCATCGCCGACATTCAGACGCTGATGGCGCCGATCATTGCCGCGCGCGGCGGTCGCGACCTGGTGCTGATTTGCAATCCCGCGCAAAAACTGGCGATGGATTGGGCGATCACCCCGAACGGCCAGTTCGTGTTTGCCTCGAACGAGGTGCCGGCCATGCGCGGCATCACCATCGTGTCGTCGACCACGGTGCCGGTGACCATGCTGATCCTGATCGACGCCGCGGACTTTTCCAGCGTCACCGGCGATAGCCCGCAATTCGACGTGTCCGACGTCGCGACGATCCATGAGGAGGACACCACGCCGCTGCCGATCGTCGGTGGCACGGTGCAGCCGCCGGTGCTCGGCTCGGTCGCCGCGCCTGTCCGCTCGCTGTGGCAGACCGCCTCGATCGGTGTCCGCATGCTGCTCGACATGAATTGGGCGATGCGCCGCGTCAACATGGTGACCTGGATGACCGGCGTCACCTGGTAGCAACGCCAAAACAAGAAAGGGCAACGCCATGACTGACGACAAAACCAAGGCGGCGCCGGGTATCCCGGCGGCGCAAACGGTGACGCCGCCGGCGTCACCGCCGCAACTCGGCGGCAAGCAGGTGATGGTGATCGTGGGGCCGTACCGCGGCAATGCGCTGATTATGCCCGAGGCCGAGGCCGACCAGGCGATCAATGATCATTGGGCGACCGAGTTGGTGACGACGTTCGATCCGAACGCCGAACAGCACCCGCCGCTGAGTGACCAGGAACGCACCGCCGCGGTCGAGGCTGCCAACGCCTGGGCGGCGAACGTGCAGAACCCGAAACCGCCGGAACCGCCGACCGATCCCGAGCAAAAGAAGGCGCCACCGCGCCAGGCGGCGCCGGCCGAACCCGACCACGACCACGAAACGCGCCGCCGGCGGTGAGCGTTCTCTCGCGGGTGCTCGGCGCCTTCCGCGGCAAAGCCGCGGAGGGCGACTACCGACCAGGACCCTACTTGCTCCACGATGGCGGTTGGCTGCCGGCATCGTGGGGCCAATACGCCAATTTTTGGCAGATGGGGCATTTGCCGATCCCGTTCGGCGCCGGCTCGGCGATGGTCGAGGCTTGCGTGTCGGCCTATGCGCAGACGCTCGCGATGTGTCCGCTCAATCACTGGCGCGACAATCCCGACGGCGGGCGCACCAGGATCACGAACTCGGCGATGGCGCGCACCATGCGGGCGCCGAACGACTACCAGACCGCCTCGGATTTCATGCTCAATGTGGTGCGCTCGCTGTATTTCGAGGGCAATGCCTATGCGCTGGCGCTGCGCAATGACCGCTTTGAGGTGGCATCGCTACACCTGATGCAGCCAAATCATTGCTGGGCCGAGGTGTTCGACGGCGAAATTTTCTATTCGCTCGGCGGCAACACGGTGATTAATTCAAGGCTGACCGCGCTCGATTATGGTCCTCTGTCGACGGTGCCGGCGCGCGATGTGTTTCACGTGAAACTTCAAACACCTAGAAACGTGCTGCGCGGCGAAACCCCGCTCACCGCCGCGGCGCTCGCGGTCGCCGCCAACAACAACATGATGGCGCAGGCGGCGGCGTTCTACGGCAATCAATCGCGGCCGAGCGGCGTTCTGCAGACCGACGTCACCTTGACGCAGCCGCAGGTCGACGAACTCCGCAAGCGGTGGGACGATCAATCAAAGGGGCTTTCCGCCGGCGGCACGCCGATCCTGACCTCGGGCCTGAAATTCGAGCCGATTTCGGTGAGCGCGGCAGATGCGCAATTTGCCGAGGCGATGAAACTATCCGACCAGCAAATCGCCGAGGTGTTCCGAATTCCGCTCGCCATCATCGGCTCGGAAGCGCAACCCATGGGCTCGACCGAGGCCTTGATGGCGTTCTGGATCGGCGGCGGGCTCGGGTTCGCGCTTAACCAGGTCGAGCTCGCGGTCGACAAGCTGTTCGGCGTGGCGCGCATTGACGGCGAATATTCCGAGCTAGACACCTCGATCCTGATGCGCTCGGCGTTCAAGGATCGCATCGCGGCCTTAGCGCAGGCGGTGCAGGGCGGCATCTATTCGCCGAATGAGGCGCGCGCGCTCGAAAGCCTGCCGGCTGCCGAGGACGGCGACGAACCGCGGGTGCAGCAACAGGTCGTGCCGCTGTCGGCCTGGGATAAGGCACCGCCGGCGCCGCCAGCCAAACCTGGCGCGCCTGCGCCGGGTGGGGGTGCCGATCCCGACGGCGACGCCGGCGCCGACAAGAACCAGGCGGCGGCACTTTCCGCGCTCACTGTCGCGGCGATCGCGCGGATTTGCGAACGCCTCGACGATTACGGCAACGTGGTGCAATTCCCGACGCCGGTGCCAGGACCGCCAGGACCGCCTGGTGCGCCAGGCGAGGCCGGCCGCGACGGGTTGCCAGGGCAAAACGGGGAACCTGGCGCCAAGGGCGATCGCGGCGAGGCGGGACCTGCCGGCGAGGCCGGCGCACCTGGGCCGCAAGGTGCGCCGGCCTATCCCGGCCGCGCGTGCGGGCTCTACAACCCGGCTGGCGCCTACCGGGCGATGGACGTCGTCGCGCACAACGGCAGCGAATGGCGCGCGGTCAAGGATGATCCTGGGCCGCTACCAGGTGACGGGTGGGTGCTCGGCGCCAAGGGCTCAAGAGGCAAGCGCGGCGAGCGCGGACCGCCTGGGCCAATGGCGGTGACCGCATGAGCGGGATCACCGCGTCGGGCCTCGATCGCAACGCGCTGCCGGCCGCATTGCTGCCGA